TTATTTGTTAAATAGAGAAGATTATGATGATAGTTTAAATATCACAGAAAAAGACCAAGATAAATTTAAAGATTTAATTAAAAAAGGGTATAAACCATATTCTTCATGGTTTGAATCTATGTGTAAAAAATTAAAATTTGATAGGAGAAAAATATCACAGGAATTAGAAAGTGCTTTTTTAGGTTCTGGTGATAATGTGGTGCCTATAGAGACAATAGAAAGAATAAAAGAGACTATGATTGAGGAACCTAAAGAAAAGTATGCTAGTGGACAACTTTGGGTTTGGGAAGAAGCTAAATTAGACCATAAGTATATTATGGGTGTTGATGTATCTAGGGGTGATTCTGAAGATTTCACATCTATATGTGTTATAGATTTTGATGAAAGAAAACAAGTTATGGAATATCTTGGTAAAATACCACCAGATTTAGCTGCGGATTTGGCTTTTAAATGGGGTAATTTATATAAAGCTTATATTGTAATTGACATAACTGGTGGTATGGGTGTAGCTACAGCAAGAAAATTACAAGAATTGGGATATAGGGATTTGTATGTTGAAGGGGCTAATACAGCTGATAAATGGAAATACAACCCTAAACTATTAGAAAAAATACCAGGACTAACATTTAATAATAAAAGGTCACAAATTGTTTCTGCTTTTGAAGAGGCTTTAAGACATGGGTTTGTAGTAAAATCACATAGGTTACTAAACGAACTATACACTTTTGTTTTTGTTAATGGTAAACCAAATCATATGAAGGGGAAACATGATGATTTAATTATGGCACTCGCGATGGCTCTTTATGTTGGTGAGAGTTCATTTTCACAATTACAAAAATCTGATGAAATGACAAAAGCTATGTTAAATAGTTGGGTTGATGCTAGTGAAGATAGGAAAGAAACTTTAGTTGATTTGAAACCAATACACAACTCACAAACGTTAACCCCTAGTGTGAGACCAAACGTAACTAATAGACAAATGTACGAACAATACAACTGGTTATTCGGTGGTATTAAATAAAAGATAGTGCTGTTCACTATTTATAATAAAATTATTACTATTGTAACATGGCAGAAAATTTAACAATATTCCAAAAACTAGGTAAGATGTTTGGCCCAGACGGACCAAGACAAGAACCACCAACATACACGCAATATAAATTTAGTAAGGAAGACTTACTAAAAACAACATCTAAAGCGCAATTTGAAAAAGAGAAGCTAACAGCACAACAAACAGTATATCTCGCAAATCAATGGCAAAAGATAGAAAATGAAATTTACACACAATCAGTTTATTACGAACCAACTAGGATAGCGTCTTACTATGATTATGAGTCTATGGAGTTTACCCCTGAGATTTCCGCAGCTTTAGATATTTACGGGGAAGAATCCACAACACCATCTGAAGATGGTCACATGTTAACCATATATTCAGAATCGTCAAGGATAAAATCTATACTAGCTGATTTATTTAATAATATATTAGATGTAAATACTAATTTACCTATGTGGATTAGAAACACAACAAAGTACGGTGATAATTTTGTATTTTTAAAAATAGACCCAGAAAAAGGTATTATAGGGTGTAGACAATTACCCAATATTGAAATAGAAAGAGTTGAAGCTGGTTCTTTTCCATCAACACAAGGTTTAGAATCTGACGAAAAAGATAAAGAAAGAAAAGTAAGGTTTATTTGGAAAGAAAAAGCTATAGAACTTAATTCTTGGGAAGTTGCACATTTTAGATTGTTAGGCGACGATAGAAGATTGCCTTATGGTACGTCTATGTTGGAAAAAGCTAGAAGAGTTTGGAAACAATTGTTATTAGCTGAAGATGCTATGTTAGTTTATAGAACAGCTAGAGCTCCTGAAAGAAGGATATTTAAAGTTTTTGTTGGTAATATGGATGATAAGGATGTGGAAGCTTACGTACAAAGAGTCGCTAATAAATTTAAAAGAGACCCAGTGGTGGACCCACAAAATGGGCAAGTAGACCTTCGTTACAACCAAATGGCTGTCGACCAAGACTTTTTTATACCAGTAAGAGACCAAGGAGCACCAAGTCCTATAGAGACACTACCTGGAGCAACCAACCTAAGTGAAATTGCTGATATAGAGTATATCCAAAAGAAACTACTAGCTTCTTTAAGAATACCCAAAGCGTTTTTAGGTTTTGAAGAAGTTGTTGGTGAGGGTAAAAACTTAGCTTTGTTGGATATTCGGTTTGCTAGAACAATTAATAGAATACAAAAATCTATAGTACAAGAATTAAATAAGATAGCTATTATTCATTTATATGTTTTAGGGTTTGATGAAGAATTAGATAATTTCGCTTTAGGACTAACTAACCCATCAACGCAATCTGAGTTACTTAAATTAGAAGCTTGGCAAAGTAAGATAACATTATATAAAGATGCGGTTAGTGACCCTGGTAGTGGTATTTCACCAGTTTCAGCGACTTGGGCTAAGAAACACGTATTAGGCATGAGTGATGAGGAAATTAAACTAGATTTACAACAACAAAGATTTGAAAAGGCTATTTCTAAAGAATTAGAAGATACGTCTACAATTATTAAGAAAACTGGTGTGTTTAGTCAGATAGATAAGTTATATGGTGATATAGAAAGTACTGAAGCAGAAGCTGGTGATGAAGGTGGATTACCAGGAGATGAAGAAAGTTCACCACCACCACCAATGATGGGAGGTTCAGCACCTTCGGGACCACCACCGATGGGTGGCGATGATGGGGGGGAACCACCGGTAGAAAGTTTTGTATTAAATAAAGATTTACCATTAATATTAGAAAATAAAGGTATTAGTTTACCGGATATTGAACGAATGACTAAAAAAACTAATGATGAGATAGACAAACTTAATATAGAGATAGATAATTTAGTTAAAGATTAGATATTTATTTAAAAACGTATTTATGAAACCATTTAGCTATTATAAAAAAAATATAGATTCTATATTAGAAAACTCTTACTCTAATAAAAAATTATTTAAAGAAAACTTTCATGTTATAATGGGAGCATTAAAAATGTCAAAACCATTTAGAGAGTTTTTTACATTATATAATGAAATAGAACAAAAAGAATTTAAAAGTAAGGATGAGTTAACTGAATATATAAACGAATCTATCCTATATTTAAAACCTAAAATTGATTCTATTAAAACTGTTTGTGGTATTTTGGAAAATGTTTTTAGTAAAAGAACTAATTTAATTACAGAAAATAATAATAAAGTATATAAAAGTTTAGATTATTTAATTTATAAAAAAGGTGTTAGAAATATACCTAATAGGTTGGAAGTAAAAAATAACTTAATGGAAAGTATTTTAAATAAGAAACCCAATATAAAATTAGGTACTAAACTAACACCAAAAACGTTAGCTTATACATTGTCAGAAAACTACAATAAAGAATTTTCACAACTTTCTAAAGATGATAAAACACTGTTATCTGAAATAATGTCAGTTAAAAAAGAAAATTTATTAGAAGAAATTAATAAAGTTAAAGAAGTTGTTTTAATTAAAATAAATTCTTTGGTAAAAGAAAGTGTGGAAGAAAATTTAAAAGTAAAATTAACACAAACTAAAAATGTTGTACTAACAATGGAAAAAGATAAATTATCTTTATTAAGGTTAAAACAACTACAGACAGATTTGAATTAACCACAGTAAATACCTATACTTCACCTAAAGAATATTAGGTATGAAAACAGGAAAAACAATCCCAATTAAAGTCCACCCAAAGTTTAAAGCGCACATAGGCACGGTAGACTCTAAAAATTTAAAATCAGTGTATGTACAATTCTCTAGTTGGGCAAAACCAATTAAGGAATATAATTGTTGGAATTGTGTTGTTAAAAATTTTAGAAAACTATTAAAAACTAGGATGACTAACTTAATAGATGAATCTAATTTTAGGACTAACATGATTGTAGATTTAGATTTAAGAAGTAGTGGTATAGCGCTAGGTAAAAAATCGTTTATGAAATGTGAAATGACATTTTTTACAAAAAGTAAATTAAACT